TCCTTCTCCGTATCCGCTGGGGATCGGCCTGAACTGGCGGGAACCGGCGAGAACCAGCCAGGCATGAAGGTGATTGGTCGTGATCGACCGCGATTGGAGACTGCCGGTGTTGGGGGGAAAACGTGGGGCACCGAGGTCGCACGCTGGGCTAATGCACACATGGGTGTCAAGTTGATGGGCTGGCAGGTGCACGCCCTCGAGGGCATGCTGATGTTGGATCCCGACACTGATGAACTGCATTTCCGTGAGGCGTTGGTGTCGACGGCCCGTCAGAACGGAAAGTCGGTTTTGCTCCAAGCGGTGTTGGGCTACTTCTTGACTGACGGTGCCCGGCTTCGCGGCCGCCCCCAGTCCGTGCTGTCCGTGGCCAACCGGCTTGATCGAGCGGAGGCGATCCACACCGCTTTGGCCCCCATCCTCGAGGCCCAGTACGGGGCGAAGGTCACCAACGCTGTGGGCCGTAAAGCCGTCCTGATGCCTGATGGCTCCAAGTGGGAGGTGCGTGCCGCTACCCCTAATTTGCACGGTGGATCGTATGACCTGATCGTGGTCGACGAACTGTTCGACATTGGCTCCAACTGCATTGACGACGCATTACGGCCGTCCATGATCGCCCGACCCAACCCGCTGTTGGCGTGCTTTTCCACAGCCGGTGACGAAGGCTCCACAGTCATGATTCAGATGCGGGAGATGGCAGTGGCCGAGATCGACGGCGGAGTGTGCGGCGACACCTACTTTGCCGAGTGGTCGATGCCACCGGGCGTCAACCCTGCGGACGAGCAGTGGTGGGGTTGGGCCAACCCAGCGTTGGGCACCACCGTCACCGTGAAAGCACTTCGGGCTGCGTCCAAAAAGGAATCGTTTATGCGTGCCCACCTGAACATGTGGGTGTCGGCCCGTGGTGCATGGTTGGACGCAGGCCAGTGGGCTGATCTGCAAACCGACGACCCGATGCCAGCCGGAGGAATTTTGGCGGTTGACTCGAGCGTGGACGAAGCCCGGTATGTGGGTGTCCGGTCGGTAGTGGCGGACAACAAAGCACACGTCACCGTCGAATTCGTCGCTAATTCGGAAGACCAGATGTGGTCGGAAATTGAGCGGGTTATGGCGGACAGCACGGTGCAGTTGGCCCTCACGCCCACCTTGGAGATCCACTGCCCACCCAACCTGACACGCCGCACCACGATTGTCGGCTACGGCGAACTACTCAAGTTTTCGAGTCTGGTCAGGTCGATGCTGGTGGAGGGCAAGGTGACGCAACGCGGGCAACGCACCCTTACCGAACACGTCTGCCGTGCCGTCCTGACCAAAACCGCCCAGGGCACCGTGCTGTCGTCGCAGAAATCGCCGGGGCCGATCGAACTGGCACGGTGCATGGTGTGGGCGATCGCTCTGTGCTCAAGGCCCGCAATTCGTACGAAACCGATACTTGCTATCGCCCCGTAGCACTAACGTGGGAACTGGCGACCGTCCCGTGTCGGGCGGGGCGGCCGCCACCTATCGCGAGGTAACCCATGGGAATTTTCAACCGAGGCGTGAACAAAGCGGCCGTTAGTCCGGCCCCAGAACCGACCGTGAAAGCGGCGGCCGCAGTCGGATCAGGTTCGTTCTCCGGGTACGGCACCTATGGCGGATACACCAGCCAACAGCAGGGCATCAACTTCGTGGGTGCTTACTACACCTACTACGAAGGCGAGGCCCGTAACCGTGCCATGTCGGTGCCCACGATCAGCCGTGCCCGTGACCTGCTGGCCTCGGTGATCGGCTCCACGCAATTGTGCATGTACATGGAACGGTGGAACGAAACTGAAGGCGAAATGGAGCAGGTCGATCTCGCCCCACGTTCTTGGCTCCGCCAACCCGACCCCTCCGTGCCGTACAGCACCCTCATGTCGTGGACGTTGGACGACCTGTTCTTCTTCGGTCGTGCGTTCTGGTACATCACATCCCGCACCGCAGACGGCTTCCCGGCATCGTTCACACGCCTTCCCGCTGGCACCGTCACCACACAAGACCAGTCCGGCCCCGTCTGGTTCGCCCCATCAAGCGAGGTCTACTTCCAAGGTGGCATGATCCCGCCCGAGGATCTGGTGCAATTCATCAGCCCGGTGCAAGGCATCATCTACATGTCCGAGCAAGCCGTAGCGACCGCCCTCCGCCTCGAGGAGTCCCGCTACCGCAACGCCCAATCCGCCATGCCGTCCGGCGTGCTCAAGCAGACCGGTGGTGAGCCGTTGTCTGCACAAGAACTGGCCGACCTTGCGGCCGCGTTTAACAGTGCACGCATGTCCAACCAGACCGCCGCACTTAACGAATTCTTGGATTACACCGAAACGAAGGCGTTGCCGGACAACATGCTCATGGTTGAGTCCGCCGAATTCCAAGCCAAAGAACTGTGCCGCCTCACCAACATTCCGTTCTACTTGGCCGGTGTCAACATCGGGTCATACCAGTACACCACCAGCCGTGGAGCCCGAGAAGACCTGTACCTGTTCGGTGCCCGGCAGTATCTCGACTGCGTGTCGCAAACGTTGAGCATGAACAACGTGCTACCGCGAGGCACCTACGTGAAATTCGACATCGACGACTACTTGGAAGGTGTCATGGAAGACGCGATGGAAGACATGCCCGAAACCACACAAACGCCCGACACCGAACCCTTGGAGAACTGATGCACATTCAATTATCAGCAGGCTTCGCACTTGACGTCCAAGCCGAGGCTGGCGAGACTGCCGGTCGCCGCGAAATCTCGGGTTTGGCGGCCCCCTATCAAGTGTCTGCGACTGTGAGTGGTGGGGCCTCGGTGATGTTCGCACCGGGCTCCCTGCCGGTCGACGGCAAAGCCCCCAAATTGTTCATGTACCACGACGCCTCCCAGCCGGTCGGACTGGTCACCGAACGCATGGAAGCACCGGACGGGTCGGGCATGCTTTTTACCGCCAAGATCGCCGCCACCGTGGCCGGTGACGAAGCCCTGCAACTGGCCAAGGAAGGCGTGCTCGACAGCGTGTCCGTGGGCGTCGACGTGATCGACTCGTACCAGATGGAGGACGGCACCACCGTCATCACCTCGGCCGAGTGGCGAGAATTGTCACTTGTCCCCATCCCGGCATTTGCCAGTGCTACCATCACCGATGTGGCCGCCTCGGCGGACACGACTCCCGACACAGAAAACCACCAAATCCTGAACGAGGAGAACGAAGTGTCCGAAGTCGAAGCCGCCGCCCCCGAAGCCGCACCCACCGCCCCCACCATTTTCGCCCAGCCGCGTAAGGCTCCCCGCCTGCCTTCGGCCGGTGAGTGGATGGCCGCTTACCACATCGGAGGAGAGACCTTCGCCAAGGTGAACGGTCAGGTCGCCGAGTGGAAGAAGGAGAACCAGTCAACCTTCGAGGCCGCCGCTGGCGACATTGCTACCTCCTCGACGCCGGGCCTGTTACCGGTGCCGGTGTTGGGCCCGTTGGTGCAGGACATCAACTTCGTCAGGCCGTGCGTCCAGCGTCTGGGGGCTCGTGCTTACCCGGACGGCGGAGCCCAGAAGACCTTCGTGCGTCCGACCATCACCACGCACACCAGCGTCGGTGCACAGTCGGCCGAATTCGACGCAGTGTCCGCCACCACCATGGTGATCGCATCCAACACCGTCAGCAAGACCACTCTCGCCGGACAGGTCACTTTGTCGGTGCAGGACATGGACTTCACCTCACCGGCCGCCATGCAGTTGATCCTCAACGATCTGATGGGCGAGTACATGTTGGCTTCGGACAACAAGGCCTGCGATGACTTGCTGACCGCCGCAAACGCCTCGGGCGTGTGGGACGGCACCGTTACCGACCTGATGAAGTCGATCTACGACGCGGCCGTCGACGTGTCCAACAACCGCAACTTCTTCCCGGACACCATCTTCGTGTCGCCGGACGTGTGGGGCCAGATGGGCCAGTTGGTGGACGGATCCAACCGTCCGGTGTTCCCGTACGTTGGTGCGGCCGGTCTGCAGGGATTCAACGCCCTTGGCGGAGGCAACGCCACCACATGGGTCGGCTCCAACCCGCTCGGCCTCGAGATCGTCGTGGACAGCAACTTCGCGGCCAAGACCATGATTATTACGAACAGCCAGAAGGCCTTCGAGTTTTACGAGCAGGTTCGCGGACTCACCAGCGTCGAAGTGCCCAGCACCCTCGGCCGCACCTTCTCGTTCCACGGTTACGTCAGCACCTTTGCGGCCGTGTCCGGCATGATCCGCAAGATCACGCAGGCCTGATCGGAGGGGCCGCCACATGGCGACCTACACAGTCCAATACGGAGTCATAGTCCCCGGCTACGTCACCGCCACCACCCTCACCCCCAACGAGATCGTGGTGGGCGGATCGGTGACAGTCGCTGGTGTGGGAGCGGCGTACAACGGCACGCACACGGTGTACGCCCTCCCGCAGTATTTGCCGGTCAACGTTGGTAGCGACGGCATCATCGAGTACGACACGTCGTACCCGTTAGCCAACGCAGTCATGTGGGCCTCGAGCCAAACGCCCGAGGACATCAACGCCATCACCGGCACCATCGCTTACAACCCGACATGCACGTGGATCACCTACACGAACATTCAAGACTGGCTGGGCATCACGCTCGCTGGCGGAGCCGAAACAGCGTTCCTAACGCAATGTGCGGCCGCCGCCAATGCGTTCTGCTACCGCCGACGCCAAGAGTCCGGATACATTGACCTACTGGGCACCAGCCCGTCCGGCGACGTCACGCTGGGCACGATCATGTACGGCGGAGCCCTATACCGTCAGCGTGGAGCCATCGACCAATTCGCGTCGTTCTCCGAGATGGGCCAAGCACCGACTGTCGGCCTGTCACCGTTGATCAAGCAACTGTTGGGCATCAGCCGTCCGCAGGTCGCATGAGATGGCCTACACCGACCTATTCAACGAAGCCATTGACGACCTGTCAGCAACGCTGGCAACGATCAGCGGACTGCGTGTCGTCACCGACCCCGCCAAGATCAACCCACCCTGCGTCTTCTTGGATGCACCGTCGTGGGAATCGTGGAACGGCAACATCGTAAAGATGACCTTCCAAGCCCGAGTGTTCTCGCTGGGCCCGTCCAACCTTGACGCACTTCGCGACATCCTCGCCATCTGTGCCAAGTTGCTCGCAAAGAACGTGGCGGTCATGGACGGCCGCCCGGTATCGATCCAAATTGGCGGCCAAGAATTCCCCGCCTACGACCTCACAATTCCCCTACAAGCACAGGCAGGTTGACAATGCCGTATCGCATCACATCCACCCGTATCGGCGAACTGGGAGCCATCTACGAGCCCGTGGAGGGCATCAACGTGGAAGCGTTAATCGCCGGAGGATTCATTGAAGCCACGCACACTGGCCCCGGCAAATCTGCTAAAAATAAGACCAAGGCCCCCGACGCCGCCAACACCACCGAGGAGTAACCCATGGCCACGTCGACCTACCTTTCGAACCCTGTCATCACCGTCAACGCGGTGGATCTGTCCGACCAGTGCACCTCGGCCAGCATCAGCCAAGCGTTCGACCAGTTGGAAAACACGGCGTTTGGTGACACGGCCCGCAAGTACACGGCCGGACTGCAGACCAACAGCCTCACGCTCGAATTGTACTGGTCGACCGCCACCAGCGAGACGTACGCCAGCCTCAAGTCGTTGGTGGGCACCACCACCACCGTGACCATCAAGGGATCGTCCGGTGCGACTACGGCCACCAACCCGCTCGGCACCCTTACCGGAGCCTTTCTCGCTGAACTGCCTGTCGCCTACACCATGGGCGAACTGGCCACCGTGTCGATCACCTTCAACGGTGGCACATGGGCATGGTCGGAATCCTGATCTAAACCCAACCCGAAAGGCCCGACATGAAACTTCATCTCAAGGTTGATTTGGGTGATGGCCCGTTTGTGGTCACCACCAACCTGCAAACCGTGATCGCATGGGAACGCAAGTACCGCAAGAAAGCCGGTGACCTCGCGTCCGGCATCGGCATGGAAGACCTCGCGTTTATGGCGTGGGAATGTTGCAAGCGTGACAAGATCGTAGTGCCCGTCGAATTCGACTCGTTCATCAGCCGTCTGGTGCAACTTGAGGTGGTGTCGGAGGAAGCGGTAGGCCCTTTCTCCCCGGCACCTACCGACGTTCATTAGCAGAACTGCTAATCAGCACCGGCTGGTGGCCGCCTGATGTACCATTCGACTTCGAGGACGTGGCGACCGTGGCCGCCATTATCAAGGAGTCGAAGCGATGACAGGGCCCACCATGGAAGTAAAGGGAGTCAAGGAAGCCTTGGCGATCCTGAACGCCATGGACAAAAAAACCCGCCGTCAGATCACCAAAGACTTTGCGGAAATCGCCAAGCCGATGGTCGTGGAGGCCAAGCGGATGTTGCCCGGCGACGCACCCATGTCCGGGTGGAACCGGTCTTACAGGTACAACAGCGGAACTGGTGACGCCCTGCTCCCATGGCTGGGATCGGCAGAAGCCCGGTCGGTCAAGGCCTTCACCTCGGGCTCCAAGAAAAAGGCGGCCGTGTTCGGCATGAAGTGGAACAGTCGAGCGGCCACCCTGTTCGACATGGCAGGCAAATCCAACACCCCGCAAGGGGCTCAGATGATCAACGTGCTGACGTCACGGTATGGCAGTCCGTCCCGCACCATGTGGAAGGCCTACGAGGCCGCGTCAAGCGACGTGCAAGACCAGATGCGAAAACTGGTGGAAAAGATCATGAACGAGTCTTCCTATGCCCTCCGCTACCGGGCCGGTAAAACCACCGTGGCAAAGATCGTAAAGGTGATCTGATGGCCGTATCAATCCCCATCGTTAGCGAATTCATCAACACCGGCATAAAGCAGGCCGAGCGTGCGTTCGTTGACATTCGCAAGCAGGTCGCCCAAGCCGAAGGCACCATGGGCAAATTCAAGGCGGCCGGTAAAGGCGTGTTCGATGCCGTGGGAGCCAACGCCGCATCGTTCGCGGCCGCCGCTGGCGGAGCCCTTGTCACCTTCGCCGCTAAGGGCGTGACCGCGTTTCAAGACCTCGCCTTGTCGGCCGACAAGTTTGCCGGGGCCACCGGACTTGCCGTCGACGAAGCCTCACGCCTTATGGAGGTCGCTGGGGATCTTGGCATTGAGGCTGGCACCGTAGAAACCGCCATCGGCAAAATGAACACGAACCTTGGCAAGTCGCCCGACTTGTTCGAGGAACTGGGCGTGCAGGTCGAGTACGCCAAGGATGGCACCGTTGACGCCAACGAGACGTTTCTCAACGTCATCGACCGGCTGAACAGGATCAAGGATCCCGCCGAGAAGGCCCGTGTGGCCACTCAACTGTTGGGTAAGGGCTGGCGAGACATGTCCAACCTGATCGCCCTCGGCTCCGACGATCTTCGCAAGTCGCTGGCCACCGTCTCGGAAGCCAAGACGATTAGCCCGGAGGAAGCCGAACGAGCACGCAAATTCCGTGACACCATGGACTCGCTGGCGGACTCGGTGTCTGACCTTGGCCTGATGCTCGGTCAGGTACTGGTGCCGATCCTTGAAAAGGCCGCGTCAATTCTCACCAGCGAGGACGCCAAAAGTTTTTTCGGGGGCATGAAGCAAGGCTTCGGCACACTCACCAAACTCATCACCGTTCCGATGGACGCCGCCTCCGACCTCGGCACCGAATTAGGCGAGATCGGTGACGAGATTTGGTACATGAATTTTGGTGACCCTCGCCTTCAGGGCGACACCGTGCACGTCGAAGCCATGAAGGCCACCCGTGCCGAAGCCGAACTAATGCGAGAAGAACTACGCAAATTCAGGACAGGGGCCAACGCCGACCCGTTCGAGAAACTGCGTAACAGTGCCAACCAACTGAAAACCGAACTGGACAACATCAGCGAAGCGTGGGACAGGCTCACCGGCAACCTGAACATGACAGTCACCTTCGACCGGGCACAACAAGAACTGGTCGCCCTCG